CAGAAGGAGTCGCTCCTACGAATGGGTTTGAAACCATACCGTAACGAGTTTTGAATCCGATTTTTGGTTGGAAAGTATCATCACCAACTGCACGAACCATTTGTAATGGTACATAAGGACAATAGAATACACCAGCGTCAAAAGGATTAGTTCCTCTATACCCTACTGTACAATATCCTTCACCACCTGTTACACCTGTAGGTCGCTGAGCGACTGAAGCGTAATATGGATCGATATACACTTTGATGGAACCGTTAAGGACACCAGCAAAAGTGTTTCCAGTATCGTCAACACTCAATGATGTTGATAATGCTGGAGCGTAATCTAATACACCTGCCATTGCTAGAGCTGAAGCTACATCACTTGAACACATGATAAAGTTACCTTTACCTCTTCGTGTTTGTCGTGCTATAACATTAGCGTTTCTTTCAATGTGGTACATAAGACCTTTGAATTTTTCAACTGACCATCTTCCTGAAGAATCTGTATCTAGGTTGAATTGACCGTTAACAGCTGTTCCTGTTAAGTTAGCTTCTGATGCCAACCCTTCAATCTTAGCTTGTTGATTAACAGTTCTAACAACTTCTCTGTTGATTTCCGCGAGGATTTCACCAGATAGAATATTTGCTAATTCTGTTTCTGCATCTAAGCCATGAATAGCTTTAAGGTCTTGTGCGAGTTCGATTGTGTACTCAGCTTTTAGCGCTCTGCTTTTAGCTGTAACTGTAGCTTTTTCAATCGTGAACGACATCTCTGGAATTGTAGAATCAATCTCAGCTGTTGCTGTTGCAACTCCTGTACCAGTTGTGTAACCAGTTTGAATAGCTGTGTTAGCTGAACCAGACGCGAATGGGTCTGCTCCTGCATGTGTACCTGTTCCAGCGAAGTCTGTATCAGCTTCGTTGAACATGGCTTCAGTTCTATCTACAGCAGTAGTACTGTCAACATATCTTGCTTTCATAGCAAAGATAAGTCCAGTAGGTCCTGTCATAGGTTGAACACCACAGATATCATAGGCTACCAAATTTGGCATTGCTCTACGAACTAGAGATATAAGAATTGGGTCCCAGTTGGCTGCAGTTGCAGTAACACCACCAGGTGCTCCAGCTACTGTACCAGTACCAGCTCCAAGTGCTTCATTCATCGCACCTCTTTCTTCTTGTATCGCTCTTTCTTGGTTTTCAAGAATAACGGATGTTACAGCTCTCTTGTAGTTGTCTTCAATTTTCGGAAGATCAGCATGCTCGAGGACTGGTGCCCATTTTTCTTGTAAGTTTTCTGACATAAACATTGTTTATAGTCTCCTAATTTAAGTTAGCTTTTCTTAGTATCTAAGTTAGCGAACTTGGTTAAAGCCGCAGTATATTGAGCCATACCTTCATTTACTGGTTGAGCGACATCGCCCGCTCCAGAAAAATCAGCATCTTCGCTTACTACAGCGCTATCGTCTGAGACAACCTCAACTTTACCTTCTCCGAAGTATGATTCTTTAAGAGTTGAAACTTTCTCTTGGAATGTTTCGGTACTTTCAAAGTCTACATCTTCTGATAAAGCTTTAAGTTTCTCAATTTGAGTATCAGCTAAGTCTTTTGAGGCTTCGCTAATAATTTTTTCTCGTTGAAGTTCTTCGATATCTTGTTGAGCTCCGATGTTGCTAGCAACTTCTTCGTTCAATTTATCTTCCATTTCGTCAAGTCTGTTTGCTAGTTCTTCAACTACATCAAACTTGTCTTCTGGTACTTCAACATAATGTTCTTCGAACAGTTGTTTTAAACCGTTAATGAAATCTTCTGTCAATTCGGATTTTAATCCTCTTTCGATAGCTAACTCATTATCTTCAACCCAGCTTTCTGAAACATAGTTCAAGTAAGAATCAACTTTTTCGGTTAAATCATCTTTGATTTCTTCGATTTTTTGTGTTGTTTCTTCTTCTAACTTAGCTTCTGCTTCAATCATTTGTTCTTTGACTTTAGCTGCTACTGCGCTTTCAAAAATAGTTTTAGCTTTCGCTTTGAATTCTTCGGTCAAGTCTTCATCAGCTACTAGAGCATTGATGTCATCTGTCATGTCGATTTCAAATTCTTCTTTTTTGACTTCTTCGTCTTCATCTTCTTCATCATCTTTCATTTTCATAGCATTCATTTTCTTCATGCCATCCATTTCTTTCTGATCTTTAGATGATTTAGCTTCTTCAACTGATTCATCAGCGTCTTCTTCAACTTCTTCTTTTTTAGTAAAAAGTTTAGTGATTTCAGAAACTTTTAAATCTTTTAGTGTTTCTACTACTTTTCTAATAGTAGCGTTACGAGTTAGTGACTCGGCTTTGCCGTCTTCGCCATCTTCCTCTGATTTAGGCATATCACCCATTTCTGCAACTTTTGAATACATAGCTTGTAGTTGTTCGCCTGACATTTTCTTCATTTGATCTACTGCTGCTTTCATAGTTTCAGATTTGGTCATATCGTCACCCATTTCTGAAATAGTATCTTCACTAGATTCTACTTCTTCTTGATTGACGGCCTTATCTTTTTCTACCTTAGTTGTTCCATCTGAAGCGACTTCCATAGAATCACCAGAACCAGCTGAGTTAGTTTTTGGTGCAGGTTTTACGCTATCACCAGCTGCTTTAGCTAGGTCTGATGCTTTCTTTTCGGCTTTCGCGTCTGATCCAACATCGGCAGGACTAACATCTCCCTTTGAACTAGGTAGTTTTGTGGCTTCCTCGTTCATGACATCTGTTATTGTGTTTTCTAAACTTGACATTAGA